TATAGATGTTCCGCAGCAAGAAGCTGTAGCGAGGTTTGCCTACTAACAGGAGCATTTTCTAATAGCGCAACAAGGAATTTCGTTTCCTGTATGGTTAATTTGCAATAAGTCACTTCATGACCGAACTATTGTTTGAAAATCATACTAGGAAATTAAGCTTTCGATCCAACCAATGTCATCGTCTTTACTTGCGGCAAGAATGGCACCAGCCATTGCAAATGCCAAGTCGTCAATGCCAGTGGCTTTGCCGCCAGTAACACTCCATTGTCCGCTTGGTTTATACACCACGGTTAAATTCTTGAGCTGCATAATTGCTTTCTCATGGCGATAGACATTAATTTGCCCTGCATTGAACAGCTCTCGCATTTTGCTAAAAGCTTTCATTTTTGAACTGACTGTCCACGTTAGTTCCGTGATGGGAAGATCACTGGCCAAGCTTTGGATGGTGCCAGCACTATTGAACTGGTCCATCACAATGGTGTCAAAAACATACAGGCGATGTTGTTCCTTAATCCAATCTTCCACCGCATTGATATTAACTTCCATCCTTCCATTGATTTCAAAATCGGCTACGAACGAATGGAACTTATCCACGACGAGAGTGCCGTTTTCATAGTGAACAATGCAAGCAGTGTAGTCGTCACGGCCAACGCCACCACGGGCGGGGTCAAGGGCAAGGACATAAGCTCCTTGGAATTCAGGACGTGGTGGTAATGCTGCACGGCGATCATCAATACAGGCATCAATCACATCACTATTCACCAGCGCGGAAAGATTACTGGCGAATTGGGCTCCATATTCAACTTTAAATTTCTCGGGGTCGCGTTGTCTCTCTGTGTCAAGAAACTCTTGCGAAATACTTGGATTCATCTCCCACGTCGGGAGATTAATCGCTTGCATAAAAGGGAAGCGCCCTGATGATGCTTCTTTGAAATGCTGGTAGAAGATGCCGTCAGTGAGCCATGGAGAAGAGAGTTCGAGGATGCGTCCTTTCCCTCCAAACTGAGCGATGGCGGGAGAGAGTGCGTCATAGATGCCACGACCTCCACTGTTTGCATCGCCTTCAGTGGCAAAAGCAAGTTCGTCGAACACTGCTCCGGCACAAGCAAGACCACGAGCAGCACGGCCCGATGTAGGGATGGCCTTGAACACGCAATTGTTGCTTAGTTCAATGATGTCGGCAGTTTCGCGGACAATTTCTTGAGCAAAAGGGCTTTCAATGATTAGTTGACGGATGTTATTGAGAGCGATGCGGGCCTGGTCCTGACTGTTTGCCACTGTCACCACATACCATCGTTCCCCCTTTCGTACCTTGCGTCGATATTCTTCTTCAAGGACGAAGCACATATAAATACATGCCACGGCAGCCATTAATGTTTTGCCACTTCTTCGTCCCAATGCCCACACTGCATGCGATTTTCCTGGCTGAAAGAAATCATCCAGAATACGAGCTTGAGCTGGATAGAGTTCTAAGCCAAGAGCGTGTTTCGCAAAGTCTGAGCATTTAAGCATTGTTTCAAAGTCGATAACGACTGCAGTTCAGTTTTAGGAACAAAATAAGCAGGGCGTCCACCCGCTGGATCTTTCTTCCATTGTTCCTTCATCGCATCGGCGGCTTTTATCCAGCCATGGATGAGAGTGATGCGATTTTCAATTGTGACAAGCACCAATATCTTATCCGGGCTTTCGTCAAACTGCACTATTAAATCGTAACGGTGCATTGAACGAGTTTTGATGTCAATATTGGGAGGAAGATCTGCGGAGCCGCGTTTCGCTTCTGTTTCTTGATAGAGCTTATCTTCCATGCCGAGCATGACTGCTACTGCCATTTCTCCTGCAGCGCCCAATAAGTGATAGCGCAAGGCTAAATGTCCCTTCTCTGCCCCATTGTTCCTTCCTTTTCTGCTTTGCTTTTCATTAACGACCTGCCTGCGAAAGGCTTCAGCGCGAGCACGCTGGCGCTGCTCTTCTGTGAAAACAAAAGCAATAGGCTCTGGCATGGACAGAATGGCCAATATCTCCAGCCAATGTATCCAGCTTTTAGACTAAAAGCAATACAACTTAGCCATTAGCGTTCGTTATGGAAGGCGAAGCAATTGATTTAGGGCATGCCACTGCAGGCGGCATTCGCGCGGACGGCCTTCAAAACGTGCTGATCGGCATGGGCACTGGCCGTGACAAGGCGCAATACACCAAAACCACTGCCACTGTCTTCCTTGCTCAAGAGGAGCTGGAAAATCTCTATGGCGAATGGCTTCCTCGTCGTATTGTTGACATTTACGCAGATCAAGCCACGAGAAAGGGCTTTAAAGTGTTGTTTGGTGGTGATGGCGTAAGAGCCGAGGAAGTACAAGGCATTGAGCAAACGATTGAAGATCTCTACATCCTCGAACACCTCAACCTCGCAGCCAAGAACTCCCGCCTTTACGGGGGTGCTTGTCTACTTCTTTTTATTGACGATGGGCGTCCCGCTTACATGCCTGTCGATAAACGCAACATACGTCGTATCGAAGAAATTGAATGTCTTGATCGTTGGCAAATTGCCCCAGTTATCAACGAAGAAAACTTATACGACTATTCAAAAGCCACTTATTATCAGATCATCTCTGGAGATTTAATTAACGAGCCCACGCTTTCCTATATTCACAAAGATAGGATTTTGCGGTTTGATGGCGATTGGTTGCCTTATCGCGTGAGGCAGCGTAACTATGGCTGGGGCATGAGCAGTTTGCAAACTGTTTATGACAGCTTCCGTCATTACTGGACTGGCCTGAATTCAGCCGCAACTCTCCTCACTGAATTTGATATTTTTGTTCATAAAGTGAGGGGCTTGGCGGCAATGCTTGCCGCTGGCAAGGAAAGCTCCATTCGTGATCGTTTGCAAGTGAACGACATGAGCAAGAGCATTTATCGCGGCTATGCGATTGATGCCGAAAAAGAAGAGCTTGAATTTATTAGTCGTAATTTCGGGGGCATTGGAGAAATCCTTGAAAAGCTGCGCGTAGATATTATTGGCGCCAGCAAAATTCCTCATACAGTGTTATTTGGTGAAAGTCCGAGCGGACTTGGTTCTACGGGGCGCAGTGAAGAGCGTGATTTTGCCAAGATGCTTTCTGATTATCAAAGCGTACATTTCAAACGTCCAATGAAGAAGCTGATGGAATACATCATGCTGAGTAAGGAGGGTCCAACAAAAGGAGAAATGCCCGATTCATGGCGCATCTCCTTTAATCCATTGTTCGAGCTTAATGAGCGCGAAATGGCTGACGTACGGGCTCGCGTGGCTGCTGTAGACGGCCGCTACATCCAACTGGGTGTCCTTACGCCTAAGGAAGTGGCAGATGCCCGCTACGGCGGTTCTGAGTGGAGCATGGAACTTACGCTCGATCCGTCAGTGGAACGCGCCAATGAAATGCCTGTTCCAGAAGGGGGTGACGCCACCCCTAAACGGGGTGGCTTAGCAGTGCCTCCTGGCGGTCGTGATCCAATGAATGAGGAAAATGGCACTCTTCCCATGGATGGAAGCAGGGAAGTAGAAGATAGCGCTGCTGGTCTTTTTCTGCCTCGCGATTTAGAAGAAATTCGTGGCGACGTACAGTTCACTGACAAAGAGCTTCATTCTCGTGCAGTGAGCGCTGCAAAGGCTAAGTTCAAAGTATGGCCATCTGCTTATGCAAGTGGCTATGTCGTGCAACAGTACAAGCAAATGTACAAGAAAAAGCATGGTTCATTGGGCGGTGCTTTCAAAAGCGATGAAGGTGAGTTGCACGCCGATGATCTTGATAAATGGTTCAAGGAAAAATGGGTGAGGATAGGTGCTAACGGCGAGATTCTTGGACCTTGTGGCGCTCGTGAAGAAAAAGAAGGCAAGCCTAAATGCCTTCCTCAGGCAAAAGCTCAAGCAATGAGCAAAGAAGAGCGTCAAACGATTGTGCGCCGTAAGCGTGCAGCGGATCCCGATCCCGAGCGGAAAGGACCAGCAAAAATGGTTAGCAGCAAAACAGACGCAATTGAGCCATTGAAAACCAGCGGGCTCATTCTTGCTGATATCGACGAGGCTTCTCTCATTGATGAAGAAGACATTTCCGCTGCATTGAATCAATGGAAAGAAGAAGCGCCCGAGCGCTTCAAAGATATTCTGGAGGCAGGGGATGTCCAGCCTCAATGATCTCTCTCAATTTTCTGAAGCCATTGTTCGTTTTGATGAATCATCCTGGCGTTACGACCCTATCAGTGGTCGGTATCGCGGCGCTAACGGACGCTTTCTCAGCGCTCGCGCAGTGGAAGCATTGGTGGATGGTCGAATTAACAAGCTTGGCGCTGAGCTACGGCGTTTTACACGTATGCTTAGCGCTGGTGATATTACGCTGGACCAATGGCAAGGAAGCGTGAGGGAAGCGCTTAAGCTTGTCCACGTACAAGCAGCAATCATCGGCAATGGTGGACGAGAAACCATGCGGGCAAGCGACTGGGGGCGCATCGGGCAGCGTCTCCGTGTGGAATATGCTTACTTACAGGGCTTTGCTCGCGATCTTTTGGATGGGCGCGTTTCTAGTGCCATGGCTGATCGTCGCATCCAGTTGTATGCTCAGTCTGTACGCTCGACTTACTGGGAAGGAACTGCAATTCGCAGCGAAAAACAGGGATACAGTTTAATGCGTCGCATCCTTGATTCCCAGGCGAAGCATTGTCAGGACTGCTTGGACTACGCCGCTCGTGGCATCGTCTCCATTGGCAGCTTACCTCTTCCTGGGCAGCGTTGTGCATGCCGTGCGAACTGCCGATGCAGCGTAAAATACTTCCGACAGCAAGCGCCAGCAGTGGCAGTTTGAGATGGACGTTTTAGTTGGCAGCACGGGTCTGATTGGACAAGTGCTTCGTGAGGCGCATGAGTTTGGCGCCTGCTTTCATTCCAAGAACATTCACGAGGCTCCATTGTTTAAGGAGCCCATTGAAAGGCTTTATTTAGCTTGCATGCCGGCGGAGAAATGGAAAGCGAATGCAGCGCCGCTAGATGATTTCAACAATATGAATAGCATCATTCAAAATATTCGGCATTTTCCAAGTCCAGCGGAAGTGATTATTTATTCAACGATTGATGTGCATGGACAAACTGCCTATTATTCGGGCCGCACACCTGAGATTTTTGCTATTGATTACGGCACCAATCGCTATATCTTTGAAATGCTTGTGAAGGCGACATTCCGTGATTCAGTGGTGACAATCATCCGCCTTCCTGCATTGTTTCATCGTCTCATTAAAAAGAATATTCTGTTTGACCTATTAACAAACAACAATGTAGAGAAGATTAATATCAATTCTGCCTATCAATGGTATTGCTTGGATGATTTATGGAAGGACACAAAAAAGGCAATCAGTGGCACTACCAATCAATTTTTTCCTGCTCCCATTGAAACCGCTGAAATCATTCGGCGCTTCTTCCCTGGCGCAAAAGTAAGCAGTGGTCCCCGCATTGAATACAACATCGGACCACATACGACATCAAGGCATGAGACAATGAAGAAGCTGGAGGCTTTTATCAATGCTTGGAATTAGCGCTATCGGCTGGAAGGATGAAGAGGAGGAGCAAATTTTAAGCGCAAATGCTGGAGCGTTTAATGTACTAGAAATTATTCCTGCGCGCATCTTTGCTCAAAACAAAGACTATGCAGATATTGCAAAAGAATACCGCGAAAGCTATGGACTTTGGGCCTATTCGGCGCAGGCTCTATTCTTTCAAAGTAATGTCCAAAGCTTTGAAGATACTGCTGCAGTGTCCGAGCATTTGCTAAAAGTGATTAGCCTTGGCTCCCTCATGGGAATCAAACGTTTCGTGCTGGGAAGCCCCGGCTTGAGAAAGGGAAGCCCTTCCTGCTTGATGAATGTTCTGAAGCGCATGGATGCAGCGCTGGACGCAAATGGAGCCATTCTCTGCATTGAGCCTGTAGCAAAATGCTACGGAGGGTCCTATTTCTTCGCAGTTAATGAGATTGTTAATCATATTGATTTTTGCAATTTGAAGAATGTTAAGACGATGCTTGACACGAATAACGCCTGGCTTCAAGGTGATAGCCCTAAGAAGCTATTAAACCATTATTGGCCATACATTGCTCATGTGCATATCAGTGATACGGATAATGGACCACTGCTAAATAAGTATGAGCACAAGCAAATCAAGATAATGCTTGATGGCATTGACTATGAAGGCGCGATCGTGCGCGAGCTATTTCAGGCCAAAAAGCACATGCGTGACTATCCGCTATTCCGCAGTATTTACGGTTGAAACATGGCCTCTTTTACCATCTTCTCGATGGCATAAATTCCTTGGATTTTGCCAGTGTAAAAAGACAGCAGATTATCCCGATGCCCAAAGATAGGAGTGCGCTGAGCGCTAGCGTTTTTGCATTTTGCTTTAATTGATACCACAAGGAATGCGTATTTAAAAAAGTCGTAAAACTCGGGCCAGTAGCGCACCACATGATCCTCGATTAGCCGGCGCTTTTCTTTCATTTGGCCGTAGTTTTTGCTGAAACAATTTGTTTCTTTTTTTTCAATAACGCCAAGCTTTACGTGACTCAGCGAGAACATCGAAGATCCGTATGGATAAATGGAAAACAGTTCGCCATCAATAAAAGTGAGCGCCCCGAATGGGGGTGTTTTAATGGGACGATAAACAAACATTGCCACTGCCTCAAAATAGTCCCCATCAAGAGTTGGCAGCAGGGAATTGTTTGTGCAATCAATGACAAAATCATAATCTCGCTTCAGTAAGGCAAGTGAATTTTCATTGATTTCTTCCCTTCTCACAATGGGAGCCAGTAGCTCGTCAAAATACTTTCCAGTGGCAGTTGGAGAAATATATTTCTCAATGGTATGCAGAAGCAGCGAAGAATGATTAAGAAAACTTGCATCGACCTCCGCGTGTGGCCAATCTTTGAAAATAAGGCGAATCGTTTCTGCATCCAACAAGCTTTCGTCTTCTGACACTGCATAGAAATTATTCTGCACGTTTTCCGTTAAATGGCCGTAGTCCATCATGAACTGTTCAAACGTATTCCTGCACAACATGCGAGTGGCATGATTCCTGGCGTAGTGATAGCCATAGTGCAATCGGTTTTGATTGATTAATGACGCTTCGGAGATGAGCATTTCATTGCGCTCAAATAATGTCACGTCAGCTTCGCTCATCAAGCGCGAAGCCAAGTGGCACCCCGTCCAGCCGCCACCAACAATTGCAATCTTGAGCGCCATTAAATATCAATGCAAAGCGTTGGCTGAACTCCCTGCCAATTTGACTTGGCTTTAAACAGGTCCAACTGTGGGAAGTATTCTATGCGGCGAGGCATGCCGGTTCCATAGACATCAGCATGCCCTTGATAGTTCCATTCATCAGCGCCGTGCTTATCGGGGTGGTAAAGGCCAGTTGGCGAGTCCTGCAGCTTCCAGAGCATGTAGTCCTCGTTGGGTACTCCCCATTGCTTCCATGCTTGCAATGCCTGTGGCGAGCTATCCATGTTTTTAATTGCCATAAGGCGGTCTTTATGGCGCATGAGGTAGTCCATGCTGTAAAGGCCGATGCTCATTGATGGTGTGTGCTTCATCGCCACCTTTTCAAAAGCTTCTGGCGGATCGTAAGCAAGAGTTTTGAAGGCTGGTCCTGCAATACATGTGTCGTGAAGAAGAAACCAAAATGGGCTCGCGAGATTGTGCTCAACAATTTCAATGAGAGGCGTATATTCAAACGAATTCTGGGGAGTGCAAATCATCGGCACATCACCATAATGATCAATGCGCCAATTTTCCTGGCCGCCATTAATGATCAGGATTTCGCTAGTGCCGATACCGGCACGAGTGAGGGACGGGATGATTGTCTTGAGAGTATGAGAAGCAAATCGTTTGCAAGTGCTAATGCAAAAGCGCACAGAAGATGGTGGCAGCATGATTTTCCCCGTGTGCCGTCAGTATAGAAGCTGTTTATGATGACAAGGATTTATAGATGATCATGGCAAAAATCCTTTACTGCGGCGACACGGGAGTGCAAACAGGGTTCGGAAGAGTAGCGGAATACCTCATACCGGCATTGGCAAAAGAGCATGAAGTGCATGCTCTAGCCGTGAATTGGCACGGTGACCCTTCAGAAATGCAGCAGCATTGCAAAATGTGGCCCGCGATGGCTCATGGTCAAGATCCGTTTGGCTCTCATCGCATTGCATCCATCATTCAAACCGTCAAACCTGACTTGGTGTGGGTGACAAACGATATTTGGATTGCCATCAATTTATGGCAGCAGGCGAAGCCACTCAAGGAGAAGATGGGATTTAAATGGTTTGTCTATACTCCCATTGATTCCTACGGTCTATTCCCGGAACTGAAAGCTTACGTGGAAGAATGGGATGGTGTTGCCACTTATACGCAATTCGCGAATAACGAATTAGTGCGCATGGGATATGACAAGCCAGTTGACATCATTGGTCATGGCACTGACTTTGAGAAATTTTTTCCGCTCGACAAACAACAATGCAGGAAAGAGCTTGGCGTACCAGAAGATGTGTTTATTGTCTTTAATGGCAATCGCAATCAGCCTCGCAAGCGAATTGACCTCACGCTGAAAGCATTCATTAAGTTTGCCAAGGACAAAAACGATGCACGTCTATGGCTCAATATGGGCAGCAAAGATCTGGGATGGGAACTGGTGCCACTGTTCAAGCGCATTGCTCGCGACGAGGATTTTGATCCGACAAGTAAGCTTATCTTGACAAGTCCTCATTTCTCCGTAGACAATTGCCTCACCATTGAACAGCTTAATAAGGTGTATAACGCTGCCGATATTGGCATCAACACTTGTATTGGAGAGGGCTGGGGCTTGGTCAATAGTGAGCATGGCTCTGTTGGAGTGGCACAAGTTGTACCTGACCATACGAGCTTGGCTGAAATCTTTGATGAGGTGCCTCGTATTCAATGCAATGCTTCCGAAACTGATCGGAATTATGGTTTGGAGCGCTTGCTTCCTGATCCTGAGAGTGCTGCAGAAATCTTGTCGTATTACTACGAAAACCGCGATGCACTGAAGAAAGATGGGCAATGGTGCTACAAGCGTCTGCGCGAGAAACCGTTTACTTGGCCTTATATTCAACAGCAATTGCTTGCCGTTGTAAAGCGCACGCTTGACGCAAAATCGCCCGTTCCTGAATTCAAAGGCTTTGGTACTCCCGCAAAAATCGTTTGATCATGCACATCTCACAAATCTTTCTGTCTAATGATCCATCAGAAGAGCTTAGTCCTTTTCTGAAGCATGCCACTGGCACTATTGATGCCTGTTTCCCAGATGCAAAGCATAAGATTTACAACAACGAAGAACTGCGTTCTTTTATTGCTGACAACTATGGAGAGGAGGTGGTTTGGGCGTATGACACGCTCAAGCCTTTCTCTTACAAGGCCGATCTTGGGCGTTTTTGTCTGTTGAATAAGCTTGGTGGTTGGTATTTTGATATTGGCGTGAGGGCTTTTAATGCAGTAGAACTTGGTGATCGCATTAAGTTTCTTTCTTTCCGTGATATTCAGCGGTTTAGTTATACGAGCTGGGCGTGTGCAACTACTGTGCTGTATTCTCAACCAGACAATCCAGCATTGCAAACTGCCATTGAAATGATCGTAGCAAATTGCATTGAACAATACTATGGCATCACTCCATTGTGCCCCACTGGTCCCACGCTGCTTGGGAAAGCTTTGGCAGCAAATGGCAGTCAAGCTGATTTTATCTATGGCGACTACCTTGAGCTAACGCCTACGCATGGTCAGAAAAACAGAGCTTTTGTACTTCCCGATGGCACGATCATGGCATGGAGTAAACCTGCTGGTGGCGGTGACTTGACAGGGCTTGGCGCTAAGGGCGTCAACAATTACAATGAGCTGTGGCAGGCCCGCAAGGTGTATGGCGATGGTTGATAGCACCATTTATGCCGTGTGCATTCCTGGCGAGAAGGTGCGTTACGAAGCTAAGTCTCGCATTGTTCCCATTATGGGAGGAAGCCACGCGCTGAGCAAGGAAGAGCGTGAAGCTTTGCGTGGAGAGGGCTATGTTTTCGATGATGAAAATGCCATACTTTCTCCCTTGAATGATCGGTGGGGAGAACTGTCTTGTGTGCATTGGATGATTCTTAATGCAAAAGAAGCAAACATTGGCAATGCCCAATATCGACGTAATTGGCTGGAACCGGAAGATGAATGGTATTGTCCTGAAACCTTGTACTTTCCAGAACCTGCTCAGTTTTCTTGCACACTTGAGCAACAGTTCTATGGCGGCCATTCTGCTTTTGATGCGCCAGCAATCACTCGTAAATTGGCAGATAGTGGTCAGTGGGTATTCACGCGCGAGGAGATTGACAAGATCTGGGGGCAATCTTCCTTTATTGGCTGCAACATGGCGCGTGGACCAAGACTGTCTTACTTCCAGTTTATGACTGTTTTATTTGACGCTCTCACTCCTGTTTGGCGAGAAAACAAGGAGCACTTTCTTTCCATTGAAGGTTATGACAAGCGTGCAATTGCTTTTATTGCCGAACGCTTAATTACTGGCATGGTTTTATACAGGGACAGAATTTTGCCGGGCGTTAAAATTGCCACGGCTCCGATAGGATTTATTAATTAATTACGCTCAAGCTTGATCATGACTACGAAAGAAAAGCAGGCAAAAGTTGCAAAGGTGATGCGTGAATTTAAAGCTGGCACGCTTAAAGGCAGTGATAAAAAGCCTGTGACAAATCGCAAGCAAGCAATTGCCATTGCTCTTTCGGAAGCCGGCATGAGCCGTCAAGGTAAAAGCGACGCCTATTGGGACAATTATTTCATGACTCTCATTGGAGAGGAAGAGGAAGAAGAAGAGGAGGAAATGGAGGATGGTTCCTGCGGAAAAAAGCGCTGAGGGGCGACGCTGAAAGCTTTGCCCCTCCTGCCGCTGTGCGATCTGCTGCCCGTCGTGGCTTAGAGCTACGCAAGAAACATGGGAAAGGAGGCTTGACGACGCAGGAAGCAGGCAAGCAGGGCATCGGAAGCGGCGTTGCTCGTGCAGGCGACTTAGCCGGTGGCAGTAAGATTAGTTTTGCCACAATCAAACGCATGTCTGCATTTTTCTCTCGCCATGAAAAGAATAAAAGTGGCGGCGAAGATGATGCTGGTTACATTGCTTGGCTTCTGTGGGGCGGCGATGCTGGTAGGGCATGGGCGAATCGCATTATTAAGATGGTGGAAAGTCGCAAGAAAGACTCATGAGCGAATACGTACGTGTCATCGAGGAAGAGGATGAAGGTATTGGCGTAATGAAGGCTCTGGCTATTTTGTCGGCGCACGAACATCGCAATACTTCCCTCTGGCGACTTGTTGAGCAGCAGCATTTCAAGAATGGCCGCTTAGAGGAAACGCATATTTTCGTGGAGAATCATTACGAAAAACCAGACGAGCATTTTACGCCCATCAAAATGCTTGTATTCGAGGCCGAAGCCATTGCAAAGTCCTATGTAATGAGCGGCATTGAAGACCAGCTTCTTGATTTGCAAGATGATGATGACGACGATGATTGATTATTCGTTTTCTCAATAAATCCCGTTTATTGAGAATTTAACTAATCTTTGCAATGAACGATGGGTAGCCCATTAACCACAGCACGCTAATTCCATAGAGACCACTAAGAGTGCGAATTTGCACGCAATCTGGCGGAGCAGTTCCTTTTTCAATGCGGCAATAGGAACTTTGGCTAATGTGCAGCTCTTTTGCCACGTCATGTTGAGTGAGCCCGGCATTAAGCCGGGCTTCTTTAATGCGACTTGCAATGAGAATGCGAGCCTCCTGATGGGGAAGTTTAAGAGCGTCTGTCGTGCTACGTGCCAAGAACATCATGAGAATTTATTCCGTTTTGCATAAGCTCATAAAGTATAACATTCTCTTCTTGATAAAGTATGAATATGAGCACCATTTCCTGCCGATACGATTTCTCTCCTATTGAGAAATACGAACTCACGCCGGAAGGTTATCTTCGGGCATGGGCTTCTATCGCACGCACTGGCATCCAACACTACACAGATAGTGATGGTTCCATTCGTCGCGAATATCGTCCTGAAACAGAAGTGGCGTCTCCCGATAGTCTTGCTTCGTTTGCGGGCAAGGCAATCACTTCAGAACATCCGCCTGTGCTTCTCGATTCCGAGAACACTAAAGACTACCAAGTGGGCTTTAGTGGCACTGAAGTGGTGTACGACAATGGTTTCGTCAAGGCAGTGATGACAATCACTGACGAAGACACCATTAAGCGCATCATGAAAGGCGATGCTCGTGAGGTAAGCGCGGGCTATAGGGTGAATTATGATCCTACGCCTGGCGTTACAGAAAACGGCGAACATTACGATGGAGTCCAAAAGGAAATCATCGGCAATCACATCGCTGTTGTCCGCCGGGGCCGCGCCGGCCCGCAAGTGAAGCTCCATCTTGATAGGCAAGATGCTGCTGATCCATCTTTATTTAAAAACACTGAGGAACGTCTTATGACTGCCAAGGTCGTATTCGACGGCGCCGAGTTCGAGGTGAGTGAGGGCGTTGCTCTTGCTATTACCAAAGAACGGGAAGATGGCCGTATGTCCTATGAGGACATGAAACAAAAATACGATGAAATGATGTCCAAAGCTTCCAAAATGAAGGAAGAAATGGATGCCATGGAAAAAGAAATGAAGGGTAAGTGCGATTCTGCAGAGGGTCGTGCTGATGCTCTGGCTGAGCAGGTTGAAGAACTGAAAACTGAACTTGCTGCTGTTCAAGAAGTCAATCTTGATTCCATGGTTGAAGAGCGTGTGGCTCTCATTGAAAAAGCCAAGCCTGTTCTCGATAGTGCCTATGCATTCGCTGGCAAAACTGCTCGCGAAGTAATGGTTGATTCCATCCAAGCAGTGCGTGGTGATGAGCTTGATCTTTCCGAGAAAAGCGATGACTACGTGCAGGCAATGTTCGACACTCTCTCTGAGGGTCGTTCTGACTCTGCCACCACTGACGAGCTGCGTAAAACCGTAGCTTCCATTGCTTCTCCTGTTTCTGCACCCTCTGCCTATATGGACATGCTGCAGAATGCTTGGAAGAAGCCCCTTTCCATCTCCAAGGAGGCTAAGTAATTATGGCCGTAACTTTCTCTGCTTCGGGCACCGCCTCCGCTGGTGGCGTGCAACAGGCTTATACCCTGCAGCACGACGCACTGCTGGAAGGTCAACTGTCTGACATCCGCGACAACACCATTAGCACTCGGGTTAACGAAACTGGCGCTGTTGTACCTTTCGGCAATCTTGTCGTTTATAACACTGCTGGTACTGCTGCCAACTCTGCTACCACCATTTCTGGCGTTTCTGATGCCGTGCTGGGCATCAATGTCCTCACTTATGTTGACGAAACCGCCCGTGACGCAAACAATCGTCCTGGCGTGAAGAACCAGCAAGCCATGAACGTAGCCAATGAAGGTGCAGTTGCCGTTTATGTGACTGGCGCCGTTACTCCCGCATCGCCCGTGCGTGTGCTGTATTCCGCTAGCGGCACTGGTAGGGCTGGTCAGTTCTCCCATGCTTTCGCATCGGGCCGAACTGTTCGTCTCGCTAACGCTCGCTACCTCACCTCCACTACTGGCAGCGGTCTCGCTGTTCTGGAGCTGAACGGTCCGAGCTTCACCCTCTCTGCTGATTCTTGATAGGAGGCTCTTAAAAATGTCTGAATTCCGTATGGATGATGCGGGCCTGTTCCTCCAGCGTCAGCTTGAGTACATTCGCCCCCAAGTTTTTGAAGTGCAGTATGCGGATATTAAATATCCCACTGTGCTGCCTGTTACGAGTGAAGCTGGTCCTGGCGCCCAGACTTTTACTTATCGCATCATGGACTCCACTGGTGAGTTCAAGCTGATTGCCGATGCTGCTGATGATCTGCCCCGTGCTGACATCAGTCAAGTGGAGAAGAGCATCAACATCCGCTCCTTCGGTGGTTCCTTCGGTTATACCGTGCAGGAACTGCGCGCTGCTCAAATGGCCAACATCGCCCTGGAACAGCGTCGTGCTGCTGCCGTGCGTCGTGCCTATGAGGAGAAAGTGGAAAACGTTGCTTTCTTCGGCGAAAGCAACGTGGGCCTGGCTGGCTTCTTCAACAACTCCACTGTAGATGTTGTGGCTGCTGACAAATGGTTCACCACCGCTAGCATCACTGCTCAGGAAATGCTTGAGCTACTGAACTATGGCGTGACTGCCATTATCAATGGTTCCAAAATGAAGGAGCAGCCGGACACTATTTTGCTGTCCTACGCCGACTACAACAAGATTTCCACCACTCGCAACTCCGATTCTTCGGACGTGACCGTGCTGGAATACTTCCTGCGCACCAACCCCTACATCCGCAACATTGAGCCTATCAATCAGTTGGAAGCCGACAATAGCGTGCTGAATACTGATCGTATGGTTGTGTACAAGCGCGACCCTGAGAAAGTGCAACTGCACATTCCTCAGCCGCTGGAACTCTTCCCGCCTCAACAGCGCGGTCTTGAGTTCATTGTGCCTGCTCATGCTCGTGTGGGCGGCGTGGCTCTGTACTATCCGAAGAGCGTTATTTACGTTCAAGCTTCTAGCTGAGGATAGTTAGTCAAGGGAGGGGCGTTAAGCTATGGACAATTGTTTCTTTTGAACAATGCTCATTGCTTATCGTCCCGAACTTGAAAACCCGCCCCGCGAAGGCGGGTTTGGCATTATTACGCAAACTGGCATGATTCAGCTCACGCCTGGTCTTAATCAAGATATTCCAGAGCATCAATGGAAAGTGGCTCGTGAAAATAAGGCAGTCAAGCGTCTTATGAACATCGGAGCCATTGAGGAAGTGCGCGAGCAAATTATGGTGGAAGACATTCCTCAAGATGTGCAAACGCTTTCTCAGATGCCATTGGTAGAAGCCATCCGCATGATTGAACTCATTCATGACCCGGATCAGTTGAATGGCTGGAAAAAAATTGAAGGTCGCGTGCGCGTACGTAATGCCATTAACAAGCGCATTGAAAATATTCGCATTGGGAAAGCCTGATTATGGCAGTCACTTATGCGAGTTTTCTAGAGCGTTTCCCTGAATTTACGCCTCATCCATCGGGCATTGTAAATGGTGCCATTTCTGAAGCCACCTATGATGCTTCTGAAGACGTATTCGGGGAACAAACGGATAGGGCAGTTAAATTTCTTGCTGCTCATATCATTGCCATTCAACTTGCACAGATGGGC